AATCCTTATATGTTTTATCGACCGCGTTCAGCTTGGTTTCCAGGACTTCGATGCGCTTCTGGCTTTCACCGAGCTGTTTTTTAAATTCAGCTTTTAATCCCTCCTGGTAGGCGATGCTTTTCTTGAGGATCGCCGCCTGCGGACTGTCCGGGTCCAGGTCCTCAAGCTGCTTCTGCATCTCCTCGATCAACTCGTCCTTTTCCTCGATCTTCTCCGCGGTTTTTTCGGCTTTTCCCTCCAAAACGGCCAAGGTCTTGTCCACGAATTCCTTGTTCAGGTCATTGCCCGTGAACGACTTTTCGATCAGCGTGTTCATGGCCTTGCCGAATTCCGGGTATTTCGCGGCCATTTCCCGGTGCTTGAGCATCGAGGCGAGCGTGCCTTTGTTCTCATGGATCCATTTCGCCGTCTCCTTCAGGTCGGATAATTTTAATTTGGCTTTTCCCTTCCCGGCCTCCAGCTCGAAATCAAGCTCATGTTCCGGGTCGGGGTCAACCTTATCTGAGGCGCGGCGTTTTTCGCCTTCGTAAATTTTCCGGCGTTCGGTCTTGCCGTCCCAAGCGGGCGGGGTTTCGGGCGCTTTTTCCAAAGGTGTCGCTTCCGGAGTTCCTTCCGGCGCATCCAGCGCGGTTGAAATTGTTTCGGCGAATCCAGGTTCCGGGTCGGGGTCTCTGTTGAAGTGCAGTAAATTCGACATGATTAAGCTCCTTGGGCTGGTATGTTTGGCTGCGCCGCCGGCGGCAATGGCGCTCCCATCTGCGCGGCGGCCTGCTGCTCCCTTAACAGCATGTCTTGATGCTGAGCCTGCCATTGCAAAATTCTTTGCCGGATTTCTGGCGATAGTTTTGTGTAAACACTCCCTTTCATAAAATCATTAATCACCTTGAGGAATATCGTATGATCTTCAAACGGTTCGGCGATCACTTCGTGATTTCCATCAATAATATTCAAAATATCCTGCTTGGCCGCCGTCTCGTCCAGAGACTTAAACGCCCCATCAATATCGGTGAATTCCAGCAGGTCTTTCGCTCGCTCCGGCGAGATGAATCCCTCCTTTTTCAGCATGAGGATGTAATTCGTCCGCTCGGTCTTATCCAGCGGGAAATTGCTCCCCATCCTAATCTGTATCCGCTTTTGCCCGAACAGATCGGACCCTATAAACGACTTGATCTCAAACGCCAGGTCGTCCCCGGAAATCGACAGAAGCCGCCGTTCATTATATCTTTCCTGGCAAATATCGAGAACGTGTTCCGCGAAAAATCCCAGTTTCTGTTCGCACATGATCAACTCCGGCGCAATCTGGGCCTCATCACGGTTTGCCAAGTTGGTTATCCCGACACCCGATTTAACCTGGCCCGGCGTCTGGCCCATCGAGGCGTCGTGGGAATTCATCAGGTTTTCCATGTCCTCGCGGATACGGAGAATTTCCTTGAAGTAGTATTCCGGGACCGGCGGGGCCGATTCTATCGACGGTTTCATCCCCTGTGCGTAAGAGATGATCTGCCCCACCACGTCGTCATGCTTAGCCGACAGTTTCGCCCCCCGCGGGGTCAGAATCTTGCCGGTCATCAGTTTTTTGTGCTGGGCGATCCTGGAGATCGTGAAATTGTAATCCTGCTGCAGGTCGATCACCTGTTCAATGGCGCCCTGTGCTTGCGAGGAAAAACCCAAGTCTTGATAACGGAATTCGTAAACCGGGATCCTGTTCTTACATTCCGTCGGCAGTGGGTTGTCCGGTTCGGTCAACAACTCTTTGTCGGTACAGGAGATCATGAGTCCCTGCGGGTATTCCGTAGTCGGGATGCAATATTTCGTGTAGACGTAAACGCCGTCTTTTTCTTCTTTCTCGAAGTCCGTGCCGTCCAGCATCCGGGAAATTTTCACTTCCGCGGCTTCTTCGTCAATCGAGGACGGTTCGACCTTCTTGTCGAACTCATACTCCACCTGTTCGGGCGAAATAAACCGCCGGACGATGACAAAACGGTTAAACTTATCGCGGAACACGTTTAACGACATGAAAACCCGGACCTCCGCCTCACCCACGTCCGCTTCGATGACGTTTTTGTTCATTTGATCGTAAACAAATGTTTTTGCTTTCGGATTAAAATACGGGTTGAGATACCCCATGCCGATGCTCATCATGTACAGGGTCGTCTTCATCCAGACCGCCTGCATCCCGGAATACTCGTTGGCCAGCCAGGGATTGTTGCGGTTGCAGTTCTCCCAGAAATCCTCGGCGACTTCTTTTGACACGCGGGCGGCGTCGCGGTCCTTCTCGGTCGAGGTCATGGGCTCGGCGTGGACGTTGGCTTTCATCCTTATCATGCGGGAATGCAGGCTGCGAAATAGCGGCAGGATGTAATTCGACGTGCGTTTTATCGCCAGCTTGCTTTTGTTCGTTTCCAGCTCCCAGACGACATGCTGGCCTATCGTGGCGTCCGCCCGCAGCCGCGACAGCGTAAAATGATGTTTCCCGTACAAGAACATCACGTTCACGAACGCCTGGCGGTTATATTCCGCGCGAGCCTCGGTTCGGCGGCGGACTTCCTCCGTGATCTTGCCGATGATCTCGGTCTCGGTTTTATTTCCCAGGATTTCCATCGCCACGATCTTCCTCATCCATCGCGTCCATAATGGCCTCGCCGATGGATTTATCTTTCGAATGATCGCCGAAATCTATTTTTCTGAATTCCAACTCGACCGAACCAGTTAACTCGCCTTTTTCGTTTTTTCTTTGCGTCACTGCTTTGACGCGGACAATCGCTTTTATTTCGATATCTTTCCCGAATTTCTCCTTCGGAACGTCGAAATCCTTCCCATCGATGTATAGTCCGGGATAATATTTCTTGTCCTTAGCGTCTTCGGACTTCACGCAGGATGGAACAGAGTCGGATTTTTTCCCCAAATCAATCATCATAGAATCACCCCTCCCCGAATTTTATCCGTTCCGCGACGGCGGAGTCTTCTTCGGCGGCCGGTTCCGGCGGCTCAGGAACGGAATCAACCTTCGGCCAGGTTTGCGTCATCAGGCGGTCAACCAGCCCTTGCAGGTATTCAACCTGTTTTTCCATCGCCTCGCATGTCCGGCAGCGCCAGAACATCACTGGATCGTCGCTCCAGCGTTTCCGATCACGACCCAGCCAACGGTGCTGTTGATGTATTTCATCGTAACGGAATCACTGACATCGCTCAGGAGAACGTCGGTGAAACCGCTTTTCGTCAACGGAGTAACTGTGAAATCCTTCCCACCGTCGGTCGCCAAAACCACCGTTAGCTGCTGCCCGACTTGGCCGTTGCCCAAACAGTAGCTTTCTCCGGTCGCGGCTCCGGTCGTTTTTAAAAATACGGTCGTCGTCGGCGTCTGGAACGTCGATGCGCCGCTGACGCATTTCCCCGTCGGATTGCCGTTGTCCCCGGCGGCGTACGTCGTCGCCCCCTGCACCAGCGGACCGCGCAGGCGAGTCCCCAGAAACGTCTTGGATGTCCCCGGTGTTGCGTTATTAATCTCCCGTACATCGTCCTCGCCGATGGACGTATCAACATCCGCCAGCGCCCCCCAGGCGATGGGCGCCCAGGCCGCCAGACACACCGCCAATGCCAGATAAATCGCCCTTTTCATTTCCCTGCCCTCCCTTGGTTAGTCGATTAAAATTTCCGTGCCTTCCCCGATTTCGAACTCCACTTCCTCGCCCTGTAAATCGTTGTCCCGCTTTTGCAAATCCCGCTTGACCCTCACCCAGAACTCATCCGTCCGCATGGGCTTCTGTGGCGGACGATATTCCGGCGAATAAATAAAATCCCGCGCGCCCCACACCGCCAGGGCCAGAGAAAATACGCAGTCGTCATGCTCACCATTTGGCGCTTGATAACGATGGCGTCCGGACGGCAGCGTGATGCACTGAAACCGCGTCAGTTCCCGGATCAACACCGGAATATTCGGGATCGTGATTAACTCCAATTCGACGGCGACTTTTAATTTTTCAACCAAATTTTCCTTGCTCACGTTCGTGAATTTCACCCCCGGCGTTTCCTTGCTCCCATCGCTCTGGTTGTAAAATATATTGCACCCCATGCGCTGCAAATCCTCGACAATCGGGTCGCCCACACCGGTCGAGTCGATATTGGCCTGGCAGTTGCCATATTTCCTAGACACCGCTAAAATTTTTTCTTTCTGATACGCCCAGCTCGTCCGGTTCTCGGATTCCATCCGCTCGAAATAATCCAGGCGCTTGAGCTGTTTGTTAATCACCGTCAGAACGGTATTGTCGATACTTCGCCCCAGGTCGGCGCCAAGCGAATACTCGAACTCCGGGACGTAAATCATCGGGAGCTCATAATCTCGGACGATTTTTTCCACGCCGCGGAACGCCGCATTGGAGGCGCTCTTTAAGGGCAGGCCCAGCCAGATATGCTCGTAATCGTCCTTGTTTTTTAATTTGCATTGCTCCGCCTCGTGCCGGAGCGCCGCGGGGCAATGCGGGTTATCAAAATAATCGACGTGGATCGAGAGGCAGTCCGGCCGCCCATGAAACTCGACATAGACCGGGTCGTCGTCGAGATACCGGTTCATCGTCCAGAAAACCTTGGACTTGTTTTTGCGGATCGTGGGGACGATGATGTCGAGCGTATTTTTGGTGATCGCCTGGGCCTCGTCGACCCACAAAATATCCACACCCTCAAGGCCCTTGATATTTACCGCCCCCTGCTCCCGGAACCCGTGGAAACGGATCGTCGTGCCGGAGGAACGATGATCGATTTTGGTCGCGAAAATTTTATAAGCGAGGTTGTGGGCGCGGATGAGGTCGCAGAACAGTGTGTAGACCGACTCCTCGACGGACGCCTGGATTTCGCGGCCGCAGAAAATGCGGAGGTTATAGCGCTCGCCGAGATACAGCAGCAGCCGCGCCACGGTCTGGGATTTGGCAGAGACGCGGCCGCCGTCGACCAGAAAATAACGGTAACGGTCCAGCTCGATGATGAGCGGGATTAATTTTTCCGGGACGTCCAGAATTTTGGGGAGGGTTAGCATTAGTTTGGGGAGCCGAGGTCGAATCGCAGCGGCCTGTCCTCGATTTTTATTTCCGGCATCAGGGTCACGGTGCCGTGGACAGAGTGATCGTGTTGTTCAATCAGTAGCGAGAGATTACGCATCGCAAGCTCAAGCGATTTTATTTTATCCCACAGTTTTATTTTTTTGGTTTGCCCGACGACGCGCCGGTCGGTGCCGCTGCCGAGAGAGATTTCGTCCACTTCGACCGCGGCAACCGCCCGGGCGATGGACTCCGGCCACTCGTCGACAGATTTTATGGTCCCGTCAGGGTGATACAGCTGGCGCACGTCCGCCGACATGATGAGCCGTATCTCGGCGAGGGCCGTCTCGACGGCCCACTCGGTGCGCGCGGCGATGGCCAGCTCGTATTTTTTTTGGAGATCAAGATCGGCCGCGATGGCGGCGATGACAACGGAATATTTTTTTTTGTGGGCGCGGCACCAGGCGGTGAGAGATCCGCCGTCGGCGAGGTGTGCAAAAATTTGATCAAAAAAAATCGAAGACGAGGGCATGGGGCCCCTTTCTCCTTCGCGGGTTTAATCTACACCCGCGCGGGGCGCGTGTCAATTTGTTTTTTATTGCCGGGAGACCACAAAATGTAGTGGAGATGCTACCATTGGAGGGCAAAAAACCACTACAAGTAGTAGCAGGGGTAGCAGTTGAGGGGTAGCAAGGTAGCAGTATGGTAGCACCTAACTCATTGTAGTTGTTATATATATAACTATGCTACCCATGCTACTCTAGCTACCCTAGAGTTATAGAGTTAAAACCATCACTACAGGTTGTGGTAGTGTATATACACGTATACTAGATGTAGTAATTTCCAGCCCTCTCCTAGGCGGCTACGGTAGCAGAGTAGCAGAGTAGCAGGGAGGCCAGCTGGAGGCCAGCTGGAGGCCAGCTGGAGGCCGGCTGGAGGCCAGCTGGAGGCCGGCTAAAAACCTCGCCAGGATGCCCCAGGACGCACGATCTTAGGGCTGGCCATAGTAGCACACGTCTTTTATGGGCGCTCAACAGGACCCAGTAACACCAGGGGTAGTATATTTTACTTGACAACGCACGTGTACTACTATATATTGTGTACGGTACGAGAGGAGAGGAGGTGAGGAATATGGCCGAGAAACCGATCATGACCCCCAGCGACGCCGGGCGGGCATTACGGGCGATCCCCAGCGCGGCGCGGGACGAGGCGCAGAAAAAAAACATCAGGCTGGCGATCGCGGCGCGGTGGCGCGGGCACATCAAAAAAAATAAAAAAACTCTTGACAAGATAGCACACGTGCGCTACTATAGTAGTGTAGGTCAGGGGGCGGGACCCGGGTAACCCGCAGGGGAGCGCCGCCCTGCGAGGCGCGAAAATAAAAAGGACGGTGAAAGATGAGAGAAAGGACAAACCGTTATAGAACAAAAACCGAACGCCTGTACGGCCCTCTTGAAAAACTCAAGGAAGAAGAAGACTTAAACTTAGTTTGCAAAGTAGAAGAGGAACTGCGTGTGGCCGGCTACGAGGAAGTGACGTGCTGCGCGTGCGACCGCACGAAGTTGGTGACAAGTAAGGAGGCGGAGGAAAACAGAAAAGCGAAAGCGGAGGGACGACGGGGAGACGTCTACTACTGTGGTTGCGGAGACGAGTAAGCCGAAACGCCCTGCGGGGCGTCGTGGACGTCGCGGCCGTCGCGGAAGTCGAAAACGCCAAGTCAAGGGCATAGCCCACAATCTTGCGTTGGTTGCGGTGTGGACAATAGGAGAAGGGAAAAGCGGAGGTGAAGAATGAAATATCGAAAAAAACCAATCGTAATTGATGCCGTTCGTTGGATGACTGATAATTGGAATGAAATTGCGAATTTTTTAGGACAGGGAGACTGTTCCTTTGATAGTGATGGCCGATGTGTGCTTATTAAAACCCTGGAAGGAACAATGAAAGCAGAGCCATTCGATTATATTGTTCGTGGAGTTAAAGGAGAGTGCTACCCTGTAAAGCCAGAAATATTTGAGGCAACATATGAGGTATCCCGCGCCTAAGGCGCAACGGCGGAAAAAGAGTTCTCACCGGCCCGGCTCACCGCCGGGCCTTTTTATTCCTCCCACTCGCCGCGGGCTTGGAGCGTGGGGTGGGAGTTGGAGAGCCACACCTTGATCTGTCTGCCGTTGCGACGGGAGTTGGATTTGTGCCAGCCTAAGCCGGCCAGGATTCTGCCAATGCGGTGCTGTTCGGACAGACCGATTTGCCGCAGCTCCATATGCAGACAACGGCTCGCGATGTCCATGATCGTGATTTCCTCCTGTCCGACGAGCCAATCGGTGATGACTTGCTCCCACGCGTCTTCTTTTCGGTATTTTTCCTGCTGCTCCTCCGTGGCCTCCTGGGGCATGATGTGCCAGGTTTCCCCGGCCTTAAAAGCACCTACGGCCTCGGCGAACAGCTGAAGGCGGTCAGTGGCGATTAGATCGAGTTTAATGTCCGTCGTTTCCACCGGCCAAAAACGGGTGTTCCCAGTATCGTCCCGGAGGAACGTGGCCTCGTTGGTCGTGGCCACGAAAATCGACTGGCGCAAATGCGGAGCCGGGTCCCGGTCGTAGGGTGTGCGGTAAACGTCCTTCCAGCAGGACACGATTTGCTTTATCCGCGTGATGTCGGCCCGGTCGAACCCGGACAGATCGGCGAACTCTAGAATTAAATGCCCGTGTAAAACCTGAAAAAAATTGTTGGAGTTGATGTTCTCGACGATCTCGGCATACCATTTTCCGCCGATGGTGGCGAAGGCTGTGGATTTTCCGGTCCACTGTTTGGACTTGAGGACGACCATCGTCCGCATGAGGCACCCGGGGCGGTAGACGCGCGCGACCAGGGAGATCCAGAAATTCCTTGAGGCGGCGCGGGTGTACTCATTGTCCTCGGCGCCCAAGTGCGTATGGAA